AACACACGTTTTATAACCTAATTCCAACCTCACAGGGTGTACTTCATTTCCACATTTACAATACATAGTTTATTATTTTTATTTGTTACATATATATTATCCAGAGATAATCGTATTTTGTTTGTAATTATCAACATCTACAAGATCCACTTGTTCTAGCAATTTAATTACAGTTTGGTAGACAGTGTAATCTCTTAGATTATAATAGTCATCACCGCTTAAATCATAGTCCGCTATGGACCATTCCACCTGTTCTTTCAGGGTTTCTAGTATAACATCAGCTTGATACTGAGCTATCTCATCTATTTCGTTCATTTTACTCATAAAATCTATCTTTCATATTTAATAAGGCTATTTTATAGCCTAAGTTTTTAGCCATTTGCATTAGTAAGAAGTCATTACTTCCGTTGTTAGCTTTTGAAAAGTTTTCAAGATAATCTTCTGTAGGCGTAGCTACGATACCTTTATCTAACATTTTTAACTCGTGTTCTACAAAGTCTTTTATTTTTTCTGTCATATTATTTGAATTTATTTGCTACTTCGTGTATGTCTTCTTTGTCATCGTCATCTAAATTTTCTGTTTGATTGGCGTATTTTCTTAATGTGTAGTATATAAACATACACTCTGAGTCGTTAAGTTTTATATTTCTCATTTTACATTTTTCTTTACCCAGTTAATAATATATTCTAGTCGATCTATTTCGTTTGGAATTAATATACGCTTGTAACTGCTTATAACTCTATCAGTATAGCCTTTACCGTGCCAATAACCTGTCCAGTATTCGTCTCTAACTTCAATTCTTTTGTTTATTTGATACAGTCTATCGTGGTAAAAGTTATTAACTCTTATATAACCTGATTGATAAGACTTTATTTCACGCCCGTCATTTAATAAGAACGTAGATGTTCCATTGTTGTTTACTTCTATTAGTTTCATAGTTTGTTTGTTTTATAGTTTACTTTGTAGTCATTCCACCGAGCAGTGTAAGCGAACGACTTGCCTTTGGCGAACGATGTTTTCTGCCTTGTAACAACGGCATTCCACTCGTTGTCAGTCAATCCGCTACACACCTCATGTGAGTGCTTGAGTCTATGCCCTCGCGCACGATTTTTTCTTGCCTGTTTTACATAGAGGCATAATTCTTTCATGTTTTTAGGACTAGACATAAGACCAGATTGAAGGGTTATACTCGACATAAGTTAAGCCTTTGAAGTTAAACCACTCAGTGATACCTTCTTGATCTTTGTCTTCGTCATAGATAAACGCGAAGCGTTTTGGTAACTCGCCAACAGGATAACCTTTGTAAGTTACATTGTTTAACTTAATAGTTGTTGAGTTGATAAATTTAATTTGTTGCATAGTATATTAATTATTTGTTACATTATTATTATCCAAAGATAATCGTATTTTGTTTGTATTAAGTGTACATTTCTTGTTGCCACTTTGGTATTTCAGAGTTATATCTCATAGTCCATTCGCGCTCGATCGCTTCAATTTCTGTTAATTTAATCTTATAGTGACTAAATTTACGCTTATTTTTCTTAATCTTCATAAGTGAAAAGTCTTTCATCGTCAAGAATCGCTATATTGTAACCAAGCATTTCACCTGATTCTGTGCGTAAAACATAAGATTCTGTTATTTCTTTAATTTTATTTTCATTTACTATTTTACCTATTTGAAAAGTGCATAGTCCTATCATTGTAGTAAATACTACGTTTTTTAAATTTTTATTCATATTAATCGCCTTTATAAGTTAATGTTTGGTAGAATACACCTGCCGCTTTAGTATTTGATTCTTCAAGCGACTTGTAATAATCTTCGTTTTTTAGTTGGTCATCTCGCCACTGATTTACTTCATCTAGCGTACCGAACTTAGTAGTGTATCGTATAGTACATTTGTAAGTTTCACGCTCTGGGAAGTGTGGGTTAAAGTGTTTAATTATTCGCATAGTTATTTAGTTTAGTAGAAATCGTAGTAGATATCGATTACTTTAGATTTTTGTTGGTCATTTAATTTATCAAAGTCAGTATCGAAAAGATTCCACGAGATTTTTAGTAGAGTATAAGATTTAGTACACATAGTTATTTATTTTTATTAGTTATTAATTACATTTATATTATCCAAAGATAATCGTATTTTGTTTGTAGACATTAGTGGAATCGAACCACCTCACAAAGTAGAGCTCACGTAGTCAAAATGCAGAGTGAAACCGTTATGTCTTTATTTTCTATCCAGTTTGAAAGCCCACTTCATGGTTCGGATAGTCACCATTTTGATTTACCACTTAGTTTCATTTGGAGCGGAACCAATTTCTACATAGTCAGATACTTTAAAGTTACTGATTTTGAATACAATAGTGTGAAAGAATTTTCTCATATAAGTTATTTTTATAGGTGTATAATTATTTATTTGTTTTATTTATAGTCGAGGTATTACTCGCAATGTGACAGTTTGTCATGACAAGTAGTTTATATTACTACTTTGTCACGAAGAACTACAGGAACTGAAGTTGAAGATGTATAAGATTTATACTTTTCGAAGCAATTCATAGAATTTAACTTGTCTTTCATTAATTCATATACAATATCGTGATTGTAAGTGAATGATTTGCCATTTTTAAAAGTGACTTCGATGATTTGATTTTTGCCGATGAGTGATTTTCTTACCACAAATCTTTTTGATTGTAAATTTTGCATAGTTATTATATTTAAGTTATTATTATTTATTAGTTACATTATTATTATCCAATACGTATCGTATTTAGTTTGTAATTATTTATATTGTTGAATAATTTTATTTATTTCTTTTATATTATTGAAATTATTATTGTATAGTATTTCATCATTACTTTGATTTAATATTGTAAATTTATAAGTATTTGTATTATGACAATATTGTATTTTAAAGTAAGTTTTATATTGATAGTTATTTAACATAGTTTTAATTTTAATTGTTATTATTATTTAGTTACATTTATATTATCCAATATAACTCGTATTTAGTTTGTAATATTTATTTGTTATTAAAAACTGTGACATTAGGGTATTAAGCTAAGTATAGTAAGGGGCTATTGTCACACTTTTACAACAGTTTGTATTGACATCTTTGAAAGTAATACAGTTCATCGAGTATACATTCTGGCATTACATCTTGCACAATTACTTCTGGGTTTTTTATTAGAAATAATTCGATTGACTGTATGTATTTAATTCGTTTCATAGTTATTATTGTTTGTTACTTACATTATTATTATCCAATATACTTCGTATTTAGTTTGTAAAAAAAAGTTGTAAATGTTTAGATAATATCATTGTAATTTTCCCGATATATATGAAAAAACGTTGAAAAATGACGCCGGGGGTGGCTAAAAAAAGGAAATTTTCCTAGAGATTTATGTTTCTATAGGAGAAATATAACACAACTGTCCCAAATATGTAACATTTTTTTAAAAAGTATGACACTAGCCTATTAATATATACTAGTAAGGGGCTTATGTCACAGTATTAGTAAATAAACAGTGATATGTGTAAGTATATATAGATATGGAAACACAACGATTTATGGGTTCCGGGCAATTAGTCGATAGACTCACGGCTCAGGTCAGAGATAGAGGCTTTGCTATAGCGTTATTAAAGAAACGTGGCGATATGGCAGCTGATGGAACATTGACAGCTAAAGGAGAAGCTAGAAATCGTATGACAGCAGAGGAAAGAGCATTAGATAGAGCAGGTGAAACTTCCGCCTCGGCAACATATAATCCAGAAACAAACAGAGTTACAAAAAACAAATAAAAAATGGCAAACACAAGAAGTTATCCAAGCGCAACGGCTAAATCTAATGATCTAATATTAGGTACATCGATGCCTTTATCAAATACAAGCGACGATCCAAGGACTGTAAATTTTTCAGTTGGCGATATAATAGGTTTAGCAAACTCACCAGACGTAGTTACAGCAGTAGTTACAATTACTAACACTCAGCTAGCTACATTAGGTACAGTACCAGTTACAATACTACCTTCGGTCACTGGTTATATATACGAAATACTAGGTATAACTGGAACATCGATTAATACAGGAGGAGCTGGTAATACATATAATTGGTCAGCAACAGGTGGTGGAGTTTTTTACGGCCAAGGTTTTGCATCAACACAGCATAGAGTAGAAATACCATTTGCTAATCTTCCAACCGGTGAATTATCAACAGCTGAAACGTATATCGCAACACCTATAGCTGGAACTTTTAGATCTTCAGCAGGAATAAATCTAACAACTACATTAAGTGCTAATCCAGTTGTAACTTTAACTCCTGTTGCGCAGTTTGTAGTAAATGTTACATATAGATTAATACAAGTAGCTTAAAAAATGGCTAGAATAAGAATAAGTAAAACTCACTAAAACCAAGTGAGTATATAATATATAACCAATAGTAATTTAAAACCAAAACCAATGACACTATTTTACCAGACTGAATCGTGGAGTAGTCACCCACAACCAGGCAAAAGCCAAGTTAAACTATGGAAACACATAGCTAATAAAGAAAACTGGAGAATTGTCCAGCTTGTAAACGGCTTTTACCAAACAGAGTACCAAGACATCAAAGATACAGAAACATGGCATGATGTAACCAGGCGTGAAACTTTAGAAGGAGCTGAAACAGCTATCGATCAAACAGTAGCGCACTATTTAAAGAAAGTTGAATTTATCGACGGACCTAAAGTAGTAAAAACCTTTAAATAAACCACACTCAATTAAATTAAATTAAATCAAATATGGACGCAATTGTCAAAAACCTTAACTTCGGCGAAGACGCTAGAGTTAATGTATTTAAAGGAATAGAAAAGCTCACAAAAGCTGTTAGCTCCACACTTGGGGCTAGCGGAAAATGTGTGATGCTTGAGGATCATACTGGAAAACCAATCATTACAAAAGATGGTGTTACAGTAGCAGATTCAATAATCTTGCGAGACCCAGTAGAAAATATGGGTGCTACGCTTTTAAAAGAAGCAGCAAGAAAAACAGTAAGAGAAGCAGGTGATGGTACAACAACGGCCACTGTATTAGCTCACGCTATATTAACTGAAGCTTATAAAGTTTCAGATAAGACAAACTCAAGAGAGTTAAAAGAAGGTATCAATAAAGCTGTAGAAAAAGTAATCACTTACTTAGAATCTGCATCAGTACCTGTAGAAGGTAGTATGATCGATCAAATTGCTACTATATCTACAAATAACGATCCAAAGCTAGGTAGCATTATAGCTGACGCTTTTAGAGCTGTAGACAATACAGGGATTGTAATGATGGAAACCTCAGCAGAGGGTAAAACAGAAGTCGAAGTTATAGATGGTGTTCAATATGACAAAGGTCTTACAAACTCTCACTTTATAACAAATAAGCAAAACAAGTCAGCCGAGCTTGACAATGCATTAGTATTGTTAGTTGAATCACCTATTGATACAATTAGACAAATACAACCAGTGCTAGAGTATGTAATAAAAAACAATAAACCTTTGCTGATTATCGGCGATTTAGAACAAGGTGTTTTATCTGCTTTAGCTATGAATAAAAACAAAGGCAATATTAAAGTTAATGTAATTAATGCACCAACTTACGGTATTAGCAAAAAAGAAGTTTTAGATGATTTAGCTTTATTAACTGGAGCTACTATTATAAACGAAGACTTAGGTGATGATATGGATTTAATCCAAGTAGAGCATTTAGGTACATGTCTTAAAAGCGTTACAACTCACGAAGAAACTATACTTCAATTTGGAGAAGCTTCACAAGAAGTGTTAGATATTATAGATGAGCTTAAGAGGCAATTGTCACTAGATAACCCAGCTCACAAAGTAATTAAACTTGAAAAAAGATTAGCAATGCTTGCTGCTAAAATAGCAATTGTAAAAGTAGGTGCTAATTCTGATATTGAATTAAAAGAAAAAACAGATAGAGTCGAAGACGCTGTCTGCGCTACAAAAGCTGCTATTAAAGAAGGTATCGTTCCTGGAGGTGGTATAGCGCTGTTAAACGCTGCAAAAAGTATAGTACCAAGGTCAGATGGTGAAAAGCTGCTTTTAGAAGCAATTAAAGCACCGTTTAAAACAATACTAGAAAACGCTGGAATAACAGACGTAGAACTGCCCAAAGCTAAAGGAAGAGGTTTAAATGTGGTTACAGGAAAAATGGTAAATATGATTAACTCAGGTATTATTGATCCTCTACTAGTTACCAAGAGCGCTCTTCAGAACGCAGCTTCAGTAGCGACAACTATATTATCAACTGATTGTGTAATCAATAATTTAAGAATTGATGAAAGCGATAGGTAGAAATTTAATAATAAATAAAATAAAAGAAGGAACCACTAAAACAAAAGGTGGTTTACTTCTTGCAGAGAACCAACGTGAAGACATACGTTACACAGAAGCTGATATATTATCTGCTGGTGAACAAGTCGAAGGATTGAAAGAAGGTGATAAAATCTTCTTTGATCGACACGCTGGGCACAAAATAGAGATAGACAAAAAAACATATCACGTTATTAAAGCGCAAGATGTTGTTGTTGTTTTATGAAAAGGCTAGACGCAGATGATATAAAAAATATGAATCTGTTTAAACATTATCGTATAATACGTAAATGGGCTTGCAGAAACAACAACCTTAACGATGCTGATCTGGAGTTATTAATTTACTTAGACTGCATGGATATGTTTACAAAAAAAGATTTCGAAGCTGGTAGTTATTCCTATAGTTGGGATAACCGCCGCTGGAATCGGTTACTTAAAGAAGGTTGGATAGTTGTGTGGAGACATAGAAATAGAACAACTCAGAAGTATCATATATATAAAACTTCTTTTAAGTGTAAGCATCTTATTAAGCATATGTATAGAATTATACTAGGCAAAGATGATTTACCTGTGAGTAACCACAGAAACAGTATTATGAAGGGTAAGACGTATACAGACAAAGTTCTTATAACTTCTATTAAAAACGTAAACAAAGATAAAGACAGATAAAATGAGAAAAAAAGGTACAGACAATAGGGTGTTTAAAGGAGATGAAGAGTTTGTAAATAAACAATCTAGTAATGATCCCAATCATATAGCAGAGTCAATGTCAAAAGCTTCAGGTATAAATATGAATGCTCAGCAGATAGTTGCACAACCAGCTCAGCAGATAGTTGCACAACCAGCTCAACAAATGACAAACATACCACCCGCTCCAGCTAACACTCTGGGGCAGGCACAGCCGGTTTTTAATCAGCAAGCGCAACAAAACGCTCAAGGAATCTTTGGAACGCAACAAACTATGCAAAACTCCGTAGGAGCTCCACTTATGTTTGAAGATCAAACTGGAGATGGAAAAATTACACAAGCAGATGTTATAAAAGCTAGAACAGAAGGATATAAAAAATAAATTATGAAAAACATTAAAACATTAGCTAATCAAAAGCTAGAAGGACAAGTAGGTGAAAATGCTGTATGGGACGGACCACTAAGTAAAGCAGGTTTTCCAATGGGTACAGGATCAAGCTCAGGTATTACAGGCATGGAAGTATCTAAATACCCATGTGAATATAAAGCTGGACCAATTACACAAAAAGCTAAAGTTTACAAATAATGAATTCTCCATTTTATAAAATAGGTGCATTTCCTGAAATCAAAGAAGAGAACAAAGGTAAGTTTACAGCTTGGGCTAAAAAGAATGGGTTTAAAGACGCTTGTTCAGCTGCTTCAAGCGTAATGTCAAAGAAAGATAAATATAGCGAAGAAGTTGTTAAGATGGCTAATTATGCCAAGAACTTTGGATGCTCAAATAAATAAAATATGAGTTCACCATTTCAAAAAAACTTTTCAGCTAAATCTCCATTAAACGGTAACTATTACTCTGGAGTAGACGGCATAAAATATGTTTCACCAAAACCTGGTGTTATAAACATACCGCAAGGAACAAAGAAAAAAGAAGAAGAAGAAAAAGAAGTAACTAAGGTTCCAGAAACTAAAAAAACGTTTGATTTTGGAAGCAAAGATATTGACACTAGTATTAATATACCAGAAAGCAATTTTAAGTTTGGTGGCGGTGGTACTCCTGATCCAGCTAAGGTTGTATTAAAAAACCGTAAAGATTTTACGAATAAGCAAACTTTAAAAACAACTATCCCTGGAGCTAAAGTTGAAAAAATAGAAAAAGACAAAAAAAAGTATTTAGCAAGCTTTGAACCTGGTTTTGCTAGAGACCCTGAAGGTACTACAACTATAAAAGAATACATACGTAAAAAAGAAGGTAAATATAGAGACAGAACACTATATCAAGATCAAGAACAAAAAGGGTTTACTACTGATAGCGAAACCATTTTGGGAGATTGGATGAATGTAGGAGAACAATATGAAAAATAATTAACTATGAAACACAAAGGACACTATGGTTACTATAGTGGAAACTCTAAGTTTTCACACGCTCATACAAAAGTAACAAGTAGTAATTACGATGCTACTAAAAAAGATGATGAAGCGCATATGAAGTATCTTAAAGAAGATATATTATATGACAATAAACACGGTCATAGCGATGAAAAAATGACAGCTGACGAAAAGCATATTTCAAGATTAGCTGGTGACTTAAAATACGACGAAAAAAAACACTAACTAACTAAAAACACAATTATGCCTTACGGAAAATCACCCGCTAAAATGGGACACAAAGATTCAGCAATGAAAATGGGTCATGAAGGGTCTGCAATGAAAAACCTTAATAAAGGTTATGGACAACAAGTAAAATCACCTATGAAAATGCAGGGTTCTTGGATGTCAAAACATTCAAAATCAGCTATGCATGCGGGTCATTCACCTATGAAAATGGAATCCATTAAGCAAGAAAAGAAAAACTTGATGCAAGATATGCCTGTTGATGACAAAGCATCTGCAATGCAAATGGGTCACAGTCCTATGAAAAAATACGACAAAGTTGTATTAGGTGGAAACAAAGGAGATAAGTCAAAAACCAAGCCAGGTAAAAAAGACTTTATGAAATAAAACAGAAAGGACTGTATAAACCTTAGCCAAACACTAACACTAACACTAACTTAAACACTAACAAAAATGGCAAATTTTTTAAAAGTAAATGCAGGTCCTGTAGCAGGAGATGGCATTGAAACATTAATCGCAATTGATAAAATTGCAGGAATTCAGTCTGTGACAAACGCAGCAAACGTTACAACAGTAATATTAAAAACAGATTCTACTGCAACTTCACTTTACACAATAGCTTTACCAGGTGTAACAGGTGGCGCAGGCGGAGGAGCTACATCAGCTTCAAGAGAATTAGATGTAACAAATGCAATCAACGCGGCTTTAACAGCTAATCCAGGAGGTGTAGTATCTACATTAGGTGCAGTACCAGCTTTATTGCAAGTACCAGCTGCTCAATCAGGAGCTTCAGGGCGTGTTGTTATTACACAACCTGCAACTTTTGCGCAGTACACAACTTGTATTTACACTCCGTAATTTATGAAATCAACAGGTTTAGGAGACAGCGTAGAGAAGTTTACTAAAGCTACTGGTATCAAGAAAATGGTAGACACAATGAGCAAGGGGCTAAATGTCCCTTGTGGTTGTGCTGCTAGAAAAGGAGCATTAAACAAAATATTTCCTTATAAAAAATAAACATGGCTTTTAAACTTTCTAATCCTCCATACAATTGCAACAATACTCCAATATACCACGTGGATATGGAAGAAGGTGTTATGGGTAAAGCTAATAACAACGGCACAATTATTATAAATAAAGAGGTAGATTCTTCAAAGACTCAAGATGTTATAGACCACGAAATGGTTCATATAGACCAAATGAAGCGTGGTGATCTAGATTACGATGACAAAAACGTATACTGGAAAGGGAAAACGTACCCAAGATCTAAAATGAAAGAAGGAGCAAAAAACCTGCCTTGGGAAGACGAGGCTTATAAGAATGCCTAAAAAAAAATTTAAAGACACTAAAGTCGGTCAGTTTCTACTTGGTAAATCTGGAGTATTAGATTCAATAGGAGATGTGTTGCCAGACAAGGGTTTATTAGGTGTTGTAAAGAATTTAATCAATAAAGATGAATCTTTACCTCCACTTGACAAAGAAACAGCTTTAAAATTAATAGAGCAAGATATAATTGAAGCTCAAGAAGTATCAAAGCGTTGGGAAAGCGACATGGCTTCAGATTCATGGCTTAGTAAAAACACTAGACCAATGAGTTTAATATTTCTAACAATAATGACTATAGCTTTTATATGGGTTGATAGTCATGGCTATATAGATTTTACTGTAGAGCAAGAGTGGATAAATCTATTAAAAACATTAACAACAACTGTATATGTGGCTTATTTTGGATCACGTGGCGCAGAGAAATATAAATCAATAAGTAATAAATAAATAAAAAAATATGGGACAATTTGGTAATCAACCTGATTTTGCTACAAACAATTTTCAAGTAGTAACACCTGATAACACTATTGGTTCAGCAACTAATTTGGATTCTTCTATTATATACATAGGAGATAACACCACAGCTGGAGATGTAATGGTCGTTATACCAGCAGGAACTGTTGGAGCAAGTGTTATAAATGGTTTTTCTTCACCTGGATATTCAGGCTCAGCAGGTACAGGTTATGCAAATGCCGCGGGGGTTGCTACAACAACTACAGGTAGCGGTATTAATTTAACAGTAGATATAACACAAATCGGTGGGGCTGTACAAACAGTAGTAGTGAACGTAGCTGGAACAGGTTATTTAAATGGAGATTTAATAACTATAACAGGAGGTGGTGCTAATGCTGTATTTAGAATAGAAGCTACACCTGGACTACCAACCGCGGCTCAAGCAGTTGCTTTTCATGGTTTACAAGCAGGTGGATTTTTGCCTGTAACTGTAGATTATGTACTAGCTAGCGACGGTACAGATACAACAACGGTCCAGAAACTAATAGCAGCAAAATAATATGGGAATCGGAACAGGTATAGGTAATTCAATACCTAGAGGCATAACAGGTAACGCAGGTTTCCCAACTCCTTTTTTCGAAATACTAGCGGAAAATGGAGATTTTCTTATAGCCGAGTCAGGAGCAAATCCAACATTTCTTATAACAGAGCAGCAATAAAATAAACACATAAATGGCAAATTTAAAATTTTCACAATTTCAAGAACAAACAGATCCAGCAAATGTACAGTTTGTTGTAGGATATAATGGAACGGATAATGTTCGTATTGACCCAGGCAACTTAGGTGGCGGTGCTACCGACTTAAATGGACTAACTGACGTTCTAATAGACGGGGATTCTGCGTATTTTATAAACATACCAGCTGGATTAACTGGTAATCCTATTGGTAACATTGTAATAGGTAGTGGTGCTGCTAATTCTATGACAACAGCTACAGAAAACGTAGTTATAGGGGTGAACGCCCTTGCTAGTGATAGCGGTAATTCAAACGCTAATGAGAACGTTATTATAGGCTATGGAGCTAGTCAAACTTCAGTTACTCAAGTGCAAGGTGTTGTTGCTATAGGTTTTGAAGCAAGCAAAGCCAACGGTAATGCATTTGGCGGTACGCATATTGGCTATAAAGCTGCAGATAGTACAAGTAGTAAATATAGAAGTACTAGTGTTGGCTACCGAGCTATGGGTGGTAGCGCAGCTGCTCAAGATTCTGTGGCTATAGGTAACGGCGCTTCCGCATTTTGTACTGGTACTATTGATCGCTCTACAACTGTTGGTTTTGAAGCTGGCTCACGTAGTGACGCACAGCAGACTACTCTTATAGGTTATCAAGCATCTAAAGATAATCAAGCTGCTGGTGTTGTTTCGTTAGGTCATCAAGCTGGATATTCTCAAACTACTGGCACTGAAAACACATACTTAGGTTGGTCAGCTGGATACGCAGTCAACGTAGGTAGCCACAACACGGTTGTTGGTTATGAAGCTGGATATGCTTCTTTAAGTGGAGATTCTAACACATTGATTGGAGCTAGCGCTGGCTACAGTGGCTCAACTAATTTAATTACAGGTGGTAATAATATTCTAATAGGTCACAACGCTTCTCCTAGCGCAGCTGGTGCTAATAACGAGATAACGTTAGGTAATGCAACAAACGATTTATTAAGAATGCCAGGTTTAGGAAGCACAGATGGTCACGTTTTAACTTATAGCACTGCTTCAGGAGGTATTGTTTTAGCTGCTGCTGGTGGTGGTGGAGCTGGATTAGTATCTGGAACAGGTTCTGATTCAATGGCCTCTGTATCAACCTTAACTCCCTCTGGAAACGCTGCGGTAGCTTCTGGTACACTGTCAATAGCTTTAGGAGGAGATTCTCCTTTTACTGGAACAAATGCTCAATGCGAAGCTAGTGGTAATGATAGTGTAGCCATTGGAACTTCTGCATTTGCAAATGGTACTGATGCAGTTGCGATAGGAAATATGGCAAAAGGAAGAAACTATGATGTTTCAGTAGGTAGAGCGGCTGGTAGATACGCAAGTTCTGGAAGTCAATGTGTTAGAATTGGTATGGAAGCTGGTTTTTTCGGGATGACACAAAGCGTTGGTGTTGGTTATAGGTCGAGTGGTGGTGGAGGTGATTATGGTTCAGCAGTAGGGACACAAACTTTGCAAAACACCTCTGGTGATTATAACACTGGCGTAGGATTTCGAGCTGGAGAAACCTTGACTTCTGGGGTAAATAATACTTTAATTGGTTCACTTAGTGCGCCAAGCGCAAACACTGTGAGTAATGAGATAACTTTAGGTGATTCAAGTGTTTCAGCTTTAAGATGTGCCGTAACAACAATTACATCTTTATCTGATGAGAGAGATAAATCAGAAATAAAAGATTTAGAATACGGATTAGATTTTATTGATAGCTTGCAACCAAGAGAATTTGTTTGGGACAATAGAGTTGAAATAAAAAAACAACCAGTTTTTGATGAAAACGGAGAAGTAGAAATTGATGAAAACGGAGAAGTTGTTAATGAAGATGTAGAATTTTATTCAGCAAACAAAGGTAAAAAAGATTTTGGTTTTATAGCTCAAGAAGTTAAAGAACTAGACAATGATACTTTGCGATTAGTTTATAGCGAAAACCCGGAAAAATTAGAAATGAGTTATGGCAAACTAGTACCGATTTTAGTTAAAGCAATACAAGAATTGAAAGCAGAAATAGAATTATTAAAATAAATAAAAATGTATAAAAACGCAGTAACATCAGAAAACACTCCAGACAGTCATAAAGAAGTTATTACTTCAGCTGTACCATATCAATTATCTATAATTAGTGAGGGTAAAAGTGTTGAAAAGATTAAAAAACATTTTGAATGGGTATTAATAAACGATTTTTATAAAAACGAATTAAGCGAAGAACAAGTAGCTGAAATGGAGTCTTATTTACCTGCTGATTATGCAGATGTATATGAAGACTTTACAGAAGAGTAGATTTACTAAAACAAATGTAACTATATATTTATAAAACAATTAAATTAAATTAAATGGCAAAAATTACAGACAAACAATTAGAAGATATTAACAAAGGTCAAAAAGAATTAATGACAATTGTTAATCAAATAGGTATTTTAGAATCTCAAAAGCATAGTCTATTACACCAAGTAGCAGATGCTAATAAAGTTGTAGAAGATTTAAAAGCTGAGCTCGAAAAAGAGTACGGAGCTATTGATATTGATCTAACAACTGGAGAATACACAGAAGTTGATAAAGATGAGTCTAATCTTAAAAAAGCTTAGGATGTCATCTATTGTAAGAAAAATAAGTATTGGTTCTGACTACAAAAATGATGCTATGCATTATTCAGTAGGTCAACAAGTTTATGGTGGCCACGAGATCTCACATATACTTCTTGACGAAGAAGATAACTCTTACAATATTCACATTAAGAAAAATAACGAAGTAATGCCATGGAAGAAATTTAACTCTAACATGGCAATATCCGTTGAATATGACTTAGAGTATTGAAAAGTTTATACGACTTTATAGTAGAGCCATTAGGCGAAAAATACAGTAACAAAATAAAAGTAGGTGATAAAGAGCTAGTTTTAAATACAAAAATTGAAGACTTTAAGTTTGTAAATAGATTAGCTAGAGTAATAGAAACACCTAAAGCTTTTAATACTGGTATTGATGTTGGTGATATAATTGTTATACATCAGAACGTGTTTAGAATATTCTATGACATGAAAGGAGAAAAAAAGAAAAGTAGATCTTGGTTTAAAGATGATTTGCATTTTTGCGCTATAGATCAAATCTATTTATATAATAAAGGTGACAAGTGGAAGTCTTTTGGAGACAGATGCTTTATTTCACCTATAAAAGATACAGAGTCTTTAACGTTAGATAAAGAAAAAAGCCTTGTTGGTATATTAAAATATGACAATAGCTCCTTAAACGCGCTAGGAATCAACTCAGGAGACTTAGTTGGTTATACGCCGAATGGAGAATGGGAGTTTTTAGTTGACGGTAAAAGATTATACTGTATGAAATCTAATGATATCGTAATTAAATATGAACACCAAGGAAACGAAGTTGAATATAATCCAAGCTGGGCAGAGAGCAGTGGAGGAGTTAATCAAGGTAGCTAAAGAAGCTATTGTTGATTCAGATGATGATATATCAGCAGATAGATTAAAAAACGCTGCAGCTACAAAAAAGCTAGCTATATTTGATGCGTTTGAAATACTAAATAGAATAGAAGCTGAAGAGAATATGTTAAATGAAAAACCAGTGGAGGTTAAAGAAGAGAAATCTTTTAGAGGCTTTGCGGAAGGGAGATCTAAATAATGTACGAGCAGACTTTATATAAAATACTTAAAGACCACATTAAACCTAAAGTTTTAAAAAGAACTAATAGGTATAAGAAGTGGGGGTACGGTTACAACCAAGAACACGATATGGTTGTTATAAGTAAAACCGGCGAGATAGGTGAAATTTATGAAATACAAGATTTAAAAATAGCTTTGCCAAAAGCTGAAAATGTACATACATTTGAAGAGGACAGGTGGAAGCACACTGAATACCCAAAGGAGCTTAGTAAAATCAAATCAGTATTTGATTGGGAAGAATACCCTTTGGACTTTAAAGAAAAATGGTATGATTACATTGATGAAGAATTTAATAGAAGAGAACAAGGCTTTTGGTTCTATAATAAGGGTTTGGCTACTTACATTACTGGTACTAACTATATGTACTTGCAGTGGAGCAAAATTGACGTTGGGCAGCCAGACTTTAGGGAATCAAACAGATTATTCTACATATTCTGGGAAGCTTGTAAAGCCGACAAACGTTGCTATGGGATGTGTTATCTTAAAAACAGAAGATCCGGTTTTTCGTTCATGGCAAGCGGGGAGACGGTTAACCAAGCAACAATATCTACAGATGCGCGCTTTGGCATCCTCTCCAAATCTGGACCCGATGCAAAGAAAATGTTTACTGACAAAGTTGTCCCAATATCAGTCAACTATCCCTTTTTCTTTAAACCTATACAAGACGGTATGGACAGACCAAAAACAGAACTTGCCTACCGTGTACCAGCCTCTAAATTCACGAGGCGCAAGCTCGACTCAAACGAAAAGCTACAAGAGATCACAGGTCTTGACACAACAATAGACTGGAAAAATACAGGTGATAATTCTTATGATGGTGAAAAACTAAAACTATTAGTTCACGATGAAAGTGGAAAATGGGAAAGACCTACAAATATATTAAACAACTGGAGAGTTACGAGAACCTGTTTAAGACTTGGATCTAGAATAATAGGTAAGTGTATGATGGGATCAACATCAAACTCTTTAGATAAAGGTGGCGATAATTTTAAAAAACTCTACAATGATTCAGATGTTACACAAAGAAACGCCAATGGACAAACTCGCTCAGGATTATATTCTTTGTTCATACCTATGGAATGGAACTACGAAGGATACATTGATTCTTATGGCTTTCCTGTATTCAATACACCAAAAAAAGAAGTAGTAGGGCCTTTTGGAGACGCTATAACACAAGGCGTAATAGAGTATTGGAATAATGAAGTTGAAGGTCTTAAAAATGATCAAGACGGTTTAAATGAATTTTACAGACAATTTCCACGCACAACTAAGCATGCGTTTAGAGATGAATCTAAAGAATCTTTATTTAACTTAACAAAGATATATGAGCAAATAGATTTTAATGAAGATCTTAAAAACTCAATATCAGTTACACAAGGAAGCTTTCAATGGGAAAACGGAGTTAAAGACTCAAAGGTTATATTTGTACCAAATAAAAGCGGTAGATTCAGAGTTTCTTGGGTTCCACCTTTAAATCTCCAAAATCGTGTGATAATAAAGGGTGGACTTAAATATCCAGGCAATGAACACTGTGGAGCTTTTGGCTGTGATAGCTATGATATATCAGGTACAGTTGATAAAAGAGGATCAAATGGATCTTTACACGGTTTAACTAAATTTAGCATGGAGGACGTGCCTCCAAATCATTTCTTTTTAGAATATATAGCTAGACCACAAACCGCTGAAATATTTTTTGAAGATGTTTTAATGGCTTTGGTTTTTTATGGTATGCCAATATTAGCAGAGAATAATAAGCCTAGATTATTATATCATTTAAAAAGAAGAGGTTATAGAAAGTTCTCTATAAATAGACCAGACAGAAAACACAACAAACTATCAGTAACAGAAAAAGAATTAGGTGGAATACCAAATTCAAGTGAAGACGTAAAACAAGCTCACGCTGCTGCGATTGAATCTTATATAGAAGATTTTGTAGGTTTAAAAACAACAGGTTACGGTGATATGTATTTTCAAAGAACATTGGAAGACTGGGCAAAGTTTAATATAAACAACAGAACAAAGCACGATGCTTCTATTAGCTCTGGACTTGCTTTAATGGCTTGCAATAAACATAGATACGCTCCATCGGCTCCAATTAGAAGAGAAGCTGTAGATTTAGGAATTAAAAAATATGACAACAAAGGTGTCACATCAAAAATAATAAGTTAAATGGGTATATACACTAACACCAATAGCGCTTTTCCAAGCCAAGTAGTAAGCGATGCTGAAAAAGCTAGCTGGGAATACGGAACTCAAGTTGCTCAAGCAATAGAGTATGAGTGGTTTGATCAAGGGCGAACTGGAGGTAACAGATATCTAACTAATTGGAACAACTTTCATTCGTTAAGACTATACGCTAGAGGTGAGCAGCCTGTGCAAAAATACAAAGATGAATTATCTATAAATGGTGATTTGTCTTATTTAAATTTAGACTGGAAGCCAGTACCAATTTTGTCTAAGTTTGTAGACATCGTAGTAAATGGTATATCACAAAAGTCTTACGACATAAAAGCTTACTCTCAAGATCCTAGCTCAGTTAAAAGAAGAACTGAATATGCTAGCAAGCTTCAAGAAGATATGGTTGCTAAAGAATATTTAGATGGCTTGAAGCAAACTTTAGGTATTGATTTATATCAGTCGCCAAGTGGTGTTGTAGTTCCAGGATCTAAAGAAGAGTTAGAATTACATATGCAATTAAGCTATAAGCAATCAATTGAAATAGCAGAAGAAGAAGCTATATCAACTGTATTTGCTCAAAACAAATATGATCTTGTAAGACGTAGATTAAACATGGATCTTACAACTATAGGTATTGCTGCAGGTAAAACTAATTTTAATACAGCTGAAGGAATTACTGTTGATTATGTAGATCCTGCTTATATGGTTTACTCATATACAGAAGATCCAAACTTTGAAGATATATATTATGTAGGCGAAGTAAAGTCTATAACAATACCAGAACTTAAAAAAGAGTTTCCTGGTATATCAGAAGAGGAGTTAAAAAGAATACAAGAAACACCTGGTAATAGGCAATATATAACTGGTTGGGGTAATTACGACGAAAACACTGTACAAGTTATGTACTTTGAATATAAAACTTACCACAATCAAGTGTTTAAAATAAAGCAAACAGATTCAGGTTTATTAAAAGCTTTAGAAAAGCCAGATACATTTGATCCACCTGAAAATGACAACTTTGAAAGAGTATCTAGATCAATAGAAGTTTTATACACTGGTGCTAAAGTTTTAGGTACTAACACTATATTAGATTGGAGCTTAGCGGAAAATATGTCTAGACCAATGGCAGATACTACAAGAGTTGAAATGAATTATACTATATGTGCTCCTAGAATGTATAAAGGACGCATAGAGTCTGTTGTAAGTAAATGTGTTGGTTTTGCAGACATGATTCAACTAACACATCTTAAACTGCAACAGGTAATGTCTAGAATGGTACCAGACGGTGTCTACTTAGATATGGACGGTTTAGCTGAAGTAGATCTTGGTAATGGAACTAATTATAATCCTGCAGAGGCTTTAAATATGTATTTTCAAACAGGTTCTATTGTTGGTAGATCACTAACTCAAGACGGTGATATGAATGCAGGTAAAGTACCTATTCAAGAACTAAACAGTTCTAGTAGCCTTGGTAAAATACAAGCTCTTATACAAACGTATCAATATTATTTACAAATGATACGTGATGTAACGGGGTTAAATGAAGCTAGAGATGGAAGCTCACAAGATAAAAATTCTTTAGTAGGTCTTCAAAAAATGGCAGCTAATGCATCTAATGTAGCAACTAGACATATTAAACAAGCTAGTTTATACCTTACATTAAAGCTAGCAGAAAACGTATCTCTTAAAATAGCAGATGCTTTATATTTTCCATTAACAGCTGAATCTCTTAAAAACTCTATATCAACATTTAATGTTAGAACTCTACAACAGGTTGTTGATTTAAACCTATATGACTTTGGTATATTCCTAGAGTTAGAACCAGATGATGAAGAGCAAGCTAAATTAGAAGAAAATATACAGGTTGCATTAGGTCAAGGTGGAATTGACTTAGAAGATGCTATAGATTTAAGACAAATTAAAAATCTTAAGTTAGCAAATCAAATGCTTAAAGTTAAACGTAAGCAAAAAGCTATTCAAGATCAAGCTAATCAACAAGCTAATATACAAGCACAAGCCGATGCTCAAGCAAGTACAGCTGAAAAAACAGCTATGGCTGAAGTTCAAAAGCAAGAAGCTATATCGGGCTCTAAAGTTCAATACGAACAAGCTAGATCTCAAATGGAAATAAACAAAATGCAGATAGCAGCTGATTTAGAGAAGATTAAAATGCAACAGAAGTTTGAATACGATATGCAGCTAAAGCAACTAGAGGTTCAAGCAATACAGCAGAAAGAAGCAGCTATAGAAGATAGAAAAGATAAGCGTAGCAAAATGGAAGCTACACAACAAAGTGAAATGATAAGCCAAAGACAAAACGACAGCTTACCTACGGACTTTGAAAATCAACCCGATATGGGTATGCAGGCTTTCATGTAGAAAGTAAACAATTATTTAATTATATTATATTATGTCAGAAGTAAAAACAAATGAACCTGTTAAGCAGGAAGGTGAGTTTAAAATTAAAAAGAAAACTCCAAAAAAATTAACACCAACAAGTGATCAACCTGTTAAAGTTAATATTAAAGAACCTTTGGTTGAATTACCGCCAGATGTTACAAAAGTAGTAATACCTAAACAAGAACAAGAAGATGCCATTCAAATCGGAGAAACAAAGGAAGTTCCTGTGGAAGAACCATCCGGAGATAGCACTAAAGTGGGAGAACAAGTACAAGAGCCCATCGAAGATGCTAAAGAGTTTACACCAATTAAAGAAGTTGAAGTAGCTAAAGTAGAAGCTGAAGTTAAAGAAGCTATTAGAGATGAAAAAGTTTTAGGTAAACAATTACCTGAAAACATTGAAAAGCTAGTTAGCTTCATGGAGGAAACTGGTGGAACAATTGAAGATTATACAAGGCTTAATGCCGACTACTCTAACTTAGATGAAAAAACTTTATTAAAAGAGTATTACAAAAAAAATAAACCTTATTTAGATAATTCAGATGTTGATCTTCTTTTAGAAGATTTTGATTACGATGAAGATTTAGAAGAGGAAAAAGATATACGCAAAAAGAAACTTGCGTTTAAAGAAGAAGTTGCAAAAGCTAAAGGCTTTTTAGAGGAAACTAAGATTAAGTATTACGATGAAATCAAGTTGAGATCAAACGTAAATCCTGATACTCAAAAAGCTACAGACTTTTTCAACCGATACAACAAGCAGCAGGAAATAGCTAAGCAACAACATGAGCAGTTTCAAGAAAGTACTAAACAACTTTTCAGCGATGATTTCGAAGGTTTCGATATTAAAGTCGGTGATAAGAACTATAAGTACAATATTCAAAACCGTGATAAAGTTGCAGAAAACCAATCAAATATTAACAACCTTGTCGGGAAGTTCCTAGACTCTGATGGTAATGTTAATGATACGAAAGGTTATCACAAAGCTATATATGCAGCTGACAATGTAGATAGAATCGCTTCTCATTTTTATGAGCAGGGAAAAGCGGATGCTGTTAAAGATGTTATGAACAAATCAAAAAACTTAAGTGACACCAAAGCTAGGTCTTCACAAGGTGATGTGTTTATTAATGGATTTAAAGTTAAAGCTATTTCTGGTGCTGATTCTTCAAAACTAAAGATTAAAACAAAAAAGTTTAACTAAAAAAACAAACAACTATGAGTTTAACTCCTCAATTTGGTAGTTTAGTGCCTTCACAGGCTCAGCAATTACTTGCTTCTAACTACCTACAATTTAACACTGCCGGAGCTGGTGGTACTTTTGCTCAGCAATATTTGCCTGAGATTTATGAACAAGAAGTAGAGCGTTACGGAAACCGTACGTTATCTGGTTTCTTAAGAATGGTTGGCGCTGAAATGCCAATGACATCTGATCAAGTAATTTGGTCTGAACAAAACAGATTACACATCTCTTACCAAGGAGTTGTTGTAATTAATCAAGCTGGTGGAACAAACCGTAGTTTGATTACAGTAGCGGCTGGTGTTACTAATGTTATTTCAATTAATGACACTATAGTAGTATTAAACCCTGTAACTGGTCAAGAATCAAAAGGTTTCATCGTAGATTCTGGCGCTTACGCTGGATCTGGTCTTGCTGCTGGTGCAGTTATATTCCAACCTTATGATGGAATTCAATTTGCAGCTGCTTTAGCTGGAGTTGGAGTAAAGATCTTTGTATATGGTTCTGATTACCAAAAAGGACAAAGCACTGATGGTGCTTTTGCTGTAGGCGGTGCAAATCAAGCTAGAATTAGTGTAACTCCTCAGTTAACTCAATTTTCTAATTCACCAATCATCATTAGAAGCCAGTATACTATTTCTGGATCTGATATGGCACAAATTGGATGGGTTGAAGTTGCAACTGAAGACGGAACATCTGGATATTTATGGTATTTAAAAGCTGAGTCTGAAACAAGATTACGTTTTGAAGATTACCTAGAAATGAGTATGGTAGAAGCTGAGTACAATCAAGTTGCTGGAGCTTTACCTAATGCATCTCCAGGATCACAAGGTTTATTCGCTGCTATTCAAGCTCGTGGAAACGTAGAAGTAGGATTTACTGCTGCTGCTGGACTTGACGAATTTGATGCTATCCTTAAAAACTTAGATACTCAAGGAGCAATTGAAGAAAACATGTTATTCTTACAAAGACAAACAGCTCTTGATTTTGATGATATGCTAGCTGCAATCTCTGGTGGAACTGCCGGTGGTACTGCTTTTGGTTTATTTGAGAACTCAGAAGAAATGGCTTTGAATTTAGGATTTAGCGGATTCCGTAGAGGATCTTACGATTTCTATAAGACTGACTGGAAATACTTAAACGATGCTTCTACTCGTGGAGGAATTGACGGTATCAATTCAGTTGAAGGTGTATTAGTACCAGCTGGAACTTCTACAGTTTACGATCAGATCTTAGGAACTAACATCCGTCGACCATTCTTACACGTACGTTACAGAGCTTCACAAGCTGATGATCGTCGTATGAAGTCTTGGTTAACTGGTTCTGCTGGTGGCGCGTTTACTTCAACTCTTGATGCTATGGAAGTAAACTTCCTATCTGAAAGATGTTTAGTAACTCAAGCTGCTAACAACTTTGTATTATTCAAAGGAGTGTAATTACTCAATATTAATAACAATCCCCGCCTTCGGGTGGGGGTTTTTATATGACATTAGCCCATTACTATTTATATACTAAGGCTATTGTCACATTTTTAAACTATTTAATTTTATTATATTATGGCTAAACAAGCTAAAGCAAAGCAAGTTGAGGTTGCACCTCAAGAAGAAGTTGTAACACAAGTTACTACTCCAGTAAAACCTACAGAAAATACGTGGGAAATCAAAGATAGAGTTTATTATCTAAAAGGAAACAAAAGTCCTTTAACTTTAACAATTCCAAGTAGACATACAAGAAAACATGCTTTATTATACTTTGATGAAAAAACTGGAAAACAAAGGGAAATAAGATATGCAACTAATCAAGATTCACCTTTAGTTGATGAACAAAAAGGGGAATGCACGATGGGTCACATTAGATTCAGAGATGGAGATTTAAAAGTTGCTAAAACACAACAAAATTTACAAAAACTATTATCATTATATCATCCTTTAAAAGGCAAAATATATGAAGAGTTTAGTGCAACAGAAGTAGCAGAAGACGAACTTGATGTTTTAGATCTTCAAATAGATGCTTTAAATGCTGCTAGACACATGGACATAGATCAGGCTGAGGCTATATTACGTGTTGAAAAAGGATCTCAAGTAAATACAATGAGTTCTAAAGAACTTAAAAGAGATTTATTGTTATTTGCTAAAAGCAGTCCAGCACTTTTTATTAACTTAGCTAACGATGAAAACGTACAGTTAAGAAACTTTGCTATCAAAGCATCTGAAGCTGGAATTATAGTTTTATCAGGAGATCAAAGAACCTTTACTTGGGGATCAAACGATAGAAAACTAATGAATGTTCCTTTTGACGAAAACCCTTACTCAGCGTTTGCGGCTTTCTTAAAAACCGACGAAGGTGTAGAAATCTATAAGTCTATAGATAAAAAACTATAAAAACAGGTAATACTAATATACTGGAGGCTACGTAAGTGGTCTCCAATGTATTATAATAAAAAATAAAAATGGCGGTAAATATAAATACAGTATATCAAACAGTCTTGTTTATATTAAACAAAGAGCAAAGAGGTTATGTAACACCGGCTGAATTTAATAGTTTAGCTGCTCAAGTTCAAGGTGAAATATTTCAATCATATTTTCCAGACGGAAATCAAGTTAACCGCTTTAATCAAAACAATTCTCAAAATGATACTGAATTTTTTAATATTTTTAAAAACATTTCGTATAAACTCGCTCCATTTATAGAAGAGGTTGCATATATTCAATCAGCTACTGGTCAACCTTTTTATTATCCAGCGAATGGCGCGGCTGGATTAATTAATAGAACTATTTATAATATAGGAGACGTTATATCTACCTATACAGGTAATAGCAATATTGATTCAATAACTCAACTTGTTAGTAAAAATGATTATAATAAAATTACAAGATCAAAGCTAACAAAACCAACAAAACAGCAGCCTATTTTCTACACTAGTCCATCTTCTTTAGTTACAAACGCAACAACAGGAGCGTTGCTAAATATAAATCCAGAACCAAATACTGTTCTTGTAAATGTTTTATTTGAACCATCTACTCCTTTTTGGAGATTTATACCTGGACCAAGCAACTCATATGTTTACAACTCTTCTTCATCAGTAAACTTTGATTTAGATATTTCTGAGCAATCAGATATTATAATGAGAATACTTAAATATTGCGGCGTAATAATAAATAATCCAACTATAATTCAAGCAGCTGCTCAAGATATTCAAGAAACTTCAATTAACGAAAAATCATAATAAATGAGCTTAATAACTGAAACTAACCAACAATATTATCAAGGCGCTCAAGGCTTTAGAGGTGATAATGCTAAACTAGATTTTAAAACTACATTTGATACAGATTTAGTTTTAGGAAGTTTTGATCCTAATAATATTAACTACGCTTTAAACAACTTTAAGCTATATACAAGTTCTACTGGATTACCTGGATCTTATTCAGAATACATTACAACGTTTACAGTTGTAGATAATGCAGTAACATTTCCTGTTGCTCCAGCTACCGGTCTTTATATAGTTGTTCAGTTAAAAAAACTAGATGGTGGATTATATGGTAGTACAGAAGCTGAAAAAGCATACGGTCAAATAGTTGAAGATAATTATGGTAGTTACTCATATATTACGCTTAATGATGCTATAGATAACTTTATGGTTGGTTACGTAGGTGATGGAAAGCTAATACAAACAGCTAAAAAATCTGATGTATTGTTTTTTGCTAAAAGAGGTTTACAAGAGTTTAGCTATGATACATTGAAAAGTATTAAATCAGCTGAATTAACAATACCTGCTAGTTTAACATTAGCACTACCTCAGGATTACGTTAATTATGTTAGAGCTTCTTGGATCGATCAATTAGGTGTTAAGCATATTATCTACCCTACAAACAATCTTACAATAAGTCCTTACTATACGCAGATACAAGATGAAAAAGGAGTTCCAACGCAAGATAACTTTGGCTCAGATATTGAAGGTACATCGATTACTCAAGAAAGATGGCACACTGGTGATGCTAGAGATTTTTTAATTGATGACTCTGGTTTAGGTGGTATAAATGAATTTTCTTTTAACTTTAATCAAAACGGTGAATTTATTGGATTTAGAGATTTTGGAAGATTATATGGATTAGAACCTCAATTAGCTAATATTAACGGTTACTTTAACTTAAATGAAAGAGAAGGTAAAATGTCTTTTTCTAGTCACTTAGTAGATCGCTTAATTGTATTAGAATACATATCTGATGGCTTAGCATATGATTCAGATACTAGAATACCTAAAATGGCAGAAGAAGCTTTATATGCACATATATTACATGCTATAATATCTACTCGTGCAAATCAACCAGAGTATATAGTTCAAAGATTAAAGAAAGAAAGATATGCTAAACTAAGAAATGCTAAGATAAGATTATCAAACATTAAGCTTGACGAAATATCTCAAGTAATGAGAGGTAAATCTAAATGGATTAAACACTAAAATTAAATGGCTAAAGCTTTAAATACTTTTTTAAAGTCCAAGATGAATAAAGACTTGGACGCTCGTATAGTACCAAGCGGAGAATACAGAAATGCTGTAAATATTCAGGTAAGTAGATCAGAAGGAGATTCTGTTGGATCAGTTGAAAACATTTTAGGTAATAATAAGATTTTTGATTTTCAAGCAAGAACAGGTATTGCAAACTTATACTGTATAGGATATGCTACTAACGATCAATTAAATACAGTTTATGTATTTTTAACAGATTGGCCAACACCAACAACTCCACTTGAAAAAGCAGGTGGATATAGCACTACTGCTAATAATTTTATATTTGCTTGTAACGTACAATCAAATGACTTAATACTTTTAGTTGAAGGAGCTTTTTTAAATTTCTCACAATTAAATCCAATATATGGAGTTAATGTATTAGAGAATTTACTTTTTTGGACTGATAATAGAAATCAACCAAGAAAAATCAACTTAGACTTAGCTAATCCTTCTAATCTTCCTAATCCAACATATTATACAACTGAAGATCAAATATCTGTAGCTAAATACAACCCATATTCTTGTATGGAGCTTTATCAAGAAAGTTTTTTATCTACTGGTGATAATTATGAATCAACAATGAAAGACGTTGTTAGTAAATTTTATCCAAACGGTGGAGCTGGAGTTGTAAAAACCACTATTGGAGCTACGCCTCAAGCTACAGTAGAATTAACTTCTTTTGAAGGAGACATAGTAACTAGTAGTGGAAATTACACCACAGGTGCTTCTTTAGCATATGTTGATAATTCAACTGGCTTAATAATTCCAATCGCAAGTTCTGAAGTTTTAAGTTATACTTTTACCCCTGGAGCAACACCTTATTGGACAATAACCGCAACTTCTGCTGTTTTTGTAAACTTAAACGCGGGTACAGAAATAATATTAAATTACAACCCTTATTACGATCCAGACTTTGCTGGTGATCCAGATTACTTAGAAGACAAATTCTCTAGGTTTAGTTATAGATTTCAATTTGAAGACAATGAATATTCATTAATTGCTCCATTTACTCAAATAGCATTTATACCAAAACAAGATGGTTATTTCATGTATGTAAAGCAAGATAATATAAGTGAAGTAGATGATCAATCTGATGCTTATAGAAGTACAGTTGTTTCTTTTGTTGAAAATAAAGTAAACGATATAGAGCTTAGAATACCTTTACCATACTTAAACTATGACATTGAAGATAGTTTAAAAATTAAAAATATAGACATACTTTACAAAGAGTCTGATGCTGTAGCTATAAAAGTGGTTGATACATTACCTGTTAGTAATATAGCAAGTTCAGCTGGAACATTTAAGGTTAATGGAGCAGTCGCGGCTCCAGGCTCAACATCTTTTGCTATAGATAATTTACAAGGAGGAATTAACGTTGGTGATTTAGTAACTGGTTTTGGAATAACAGGTAAACCAAAAGTTACAGACTATGTACCTACAAACTTAAACAATCCTTCTACTGGGGGTACAATTACTTTAAGTGTTGCTCAAACTTTAGTTGATGACGCTGTATTAAATACAAACAATCCTAATTATTTTGTTTACAATTATCAATCAAAAAAGCCATTTAAAACATTACCAGAAAATGTTACCACTAGAGTTTTTGACAAAATACCTGTAAGGGCTTTTGCTCAAGAAGTTTCTGGAAATAGAGTTATATATGGTAACTATCAAGATAAGCATACACCACCTGCTAGTTTAAACTACAATGTAGCTGTTTCTGATAAATCTGCTTTTAATTTAAACAGAGAAGAAGGTGATGTAAGCGTTGGCACTGCAAGTGGAACAACTATAACAATACAAAAAGGTGCTGAAGCTCCAAGTGTTGGAGATTTTATTTCTTTAGTATCAGGCACAGGTAACATACCTCCAAACACGCAAATAACTTCTGTAACTGAAACACCTCCTAGTTCAGGAAATTTTGTAATTACATTATCAAACACTGTTACAAATATAATTGCTACTAACATTGTATTATACGAAGCTGGTGGAGACACTGAAAACAATACTAGTATAATAGAATATCCTAATAGCTCCTTAAAAACAAATAGAAACTATCAAGCAGGAGTTGTATTATCTGATAGATACGGTAGAACTTCAAGCGTTTTACTTTCAAATAACAAAGACACTGTTAAGGTTGGAACTTTTAGTTTTTCTGGAGATACAATATATTCAAGTTATAAGAATAAGTCTGGTTTTTATGCGCCTAATGATTGGCCGGGAGATTCTTTAAAGCTTTTATTTAATGAAACTATATCTTCGTTTAAAAACCCTCAAACTGGTACTCCTGGACTTTATGATGGAGATCCCACTAGTTTAAACTATAATCCATTGGGTTGGTACACTTACAAAATAGTAATTAAGCAAACAGAGCAAGATTACTATAATGTTTATTTACCTGGAATTATGGCTTCATATCCACAAGATCAAACCTTAGAGCTTGGTAAAACATCTCATATGGTTTTAATAAACGATAATATAAATAAAGTGCCTAGAGATTTATCAGAAGTAGGTCCTGAGCAAAGACAATTTAGAAGTTCTGTTCAGCTTTTTGGTCGTGTAGAAAACACAAGCACAGCTATTACAGCGAATAACATAGGTAGTGCAAATACTCAATATTATCCTAGAAGATCATCTGACACAGTTTCAACTATATCTACAGTAAGTGATTTATTTGAATATAGTCCAGTTGGAGAAGATGTGCCAAGACCAAATTACTTTCCACAGTTTTATTCTTTAGATTCAAATCCTCTTATAGCTAGAATAAGTACAAATAAACAAATAGGTCAAATATCAACAACAAATTATCAAACTGTTACAGCAACTATAGGTGTTAGTGAATTTACAAGTGTTTTAAAGTTATCTAGCACTTCTGGAAATGTTTCAACTGCACCTGGAGGTATAGCTATAGGTGATATTGTTTCAGGACCTGGTTTTCCTGAAGATTTAAAAGTTTCTGGGCCTTTTGTACCTGGAGCTTCTTTAGCTTCTTTTACAGTAGCTACAAGTGGTAGTAGTGGAAATGTAGTTGAAACAATTACTTCACCGCCTCCAACTCCTAACTCTGTAGTATCAGGCACTGGAATACCAGAAGGAACTATAATTACATCTGTAAGCGGAACAACTAGTGTAGTTTTAAGTAATATTGTAAACGTAAGTCCTGGGCAAGTAATACTAGTAAACGATCTTGCTACAATAACAGTAGATCAAGCTGTAAATGCAGTTATAAACACTGATATAACTATTACTAGAGATGCAGATCCAGGTATTCAGTATCTTGCAGTTTACGAAACAGAGCCTCAAGAAAGTTTATTAGATATATTTTGGGAAACATCTACATCTGGTCTTATATCAGATTTAAACAATGCTGTTTTAAATGAATCATCTGGTGGAGCTTCTTTATTTGGTTTTAATCCAGATATTTTTAAAGAAGATTTATTAGCAAATGCGAATGTTTCTAGTTCAACTATTCTTATTGTTGATAATTTTAATTCTCCAGTACCTAATACGTCTATTCAATCGCCTCTTGGTTCTGCTTTACAAATAATTAGTCAATCAGATTTAAACGGTGCATTAGATGTTGATTATTTTGAATTAATTGAAACAAGTGGCGCAGGTAACAATGGTTATAATATAAAAATTCTTCCGGCTTACTTTAATAATGTTTATTATAGTGATGATCCTAATGAAAGAAACTTTATTATAGATCTTAAAGCTGTAGTAAATAACTTAGAATCTGTTTTTGAATTAAACTTAAATTTAATAAATATAGATCCAACTATATCAAGTCCAACCGCTGCTCAAGTTATTCAAACACAAACTACAGCAGCAGGTCCTATTACAACTCTTAAATGTAAAAATGGAAGTGCAAATGTTTCATTGTCAAGTATTTTTAATTTTGATTCTAATAATCCTGGCAACAATGATATTGTAATTTCAGAAGTAACTAATTCCAACGGAGACAATGTAACAAATAATGGTTATTTTGGATTTGCTAATACTCCTGTGCTAAACCCTACAAGTGGAGAATTTGAGTTAGACGTTTTAAATACTGGAGGTGAAAATACTCCAACAGATCGATATAATGTAACAATCACTGTTCAAGATGCAGGTAATGAAGCTGATCAAGCAACTGTTAGTTTTGTAGTAGATTATGGTGTAACAGTTGAAAACGTAAAAACATATGCACTAGCGTCTACTGTAGATGATAACGACGGGCTTAGAGGCCCTTCTAATAATAACACTGTAATTCAGTATTATACTACATTTGAAGTAACAGCGGGTCCTAGTGGAGCTCTTGGTTTTTATCTATATAATGGACCTTGGGATTCAACTAACGGCGATGGTATAACTCTCTCACCTGTACTACCTAATTATCAGCCTTTTCCAACAAATACAAATCAATACTTTTTTAATCAAGGCGGCTTTTTTGATCCTCTAACAGGAAATGATTATCAAAATGGAACTAGTGTTAGTTTTTTAGTAAATGGTGGAGATAATAATGGTTTTGGACCAAATGCTGGTTTAGGAGGTGGAATAAAACGATTAGAAGGCACAAATAATTTAACAATAATAGGAGGTAGTACTGATGTAAATATAGCTTATCCAAATACTGGAGCTAGACTTATAAGAGGAGTTACCGAAGCTGCATGTGAATTTGAATGGCGATCAAAGTGTAAATATATAAGAAGACTAGGACCCGCAATCCCGCCAATAGAAGGTCCTCCATATGGTATATTTGGGCAACAAACTGGATCAACTATTGATGATGTTTTTGTTGGACTCGCTCCATGGGACGGCGGTGGTGTAGTTATACCACAGTCTGTTGTAAACTTATACAACTGGCAAGTTGAATTGTAATTAAAAATAAAAATAAGTGATAATTAACATATGGGAGCAGTAGTAGAAGTTAAATATTTTAACTCTTTTATATTAAAGAAGACCAATAAAAGTGACGAGCCTATATGGAATGGATCTTTTGGTATACCTGAAGATGTAGGAGGTTATAAAGTAGTTGCTAATACTATTGATGATGAAAATTGGGCTATAGAAGAAGCTAGAATTAGAGGTGGATATAATAACACATCAGTAGACTATGGAGCTAAAGCTTATTTAGTTGAAGAAGATGAATCAGCTTCTTTTAGAATAAACTCTTTAATATACTCAGGTATATTTAATTCTAGAACAGGTATTAATAACTCTAATGTATTTTCAGTAGCTGAAGATATTACAAAAAGTGCAGATCCTTCTAATGGCTCTATACAAAAGCTATATGCTGAAGATACTAATCTTGTTGTTTTTCAAGAAAGCAAAGTATCAAGAGCATTGATAGATAAAGATGCAATATACTCAGCTGAAGGCGGTGGTTCAATTACTAATTCAAACTTAGTGATTGGAACAATACAGCCTTACGCTGGTGAATATGGTATAAGTAAAAATCCAGAAAGCTTTGCTGTTTATGGTTATAGAAAGTATTTTTCAGATAAAAACAATAATGTAATTCTTAGATTAAGCGCTGATGGAATAACTGAAATATCGGGTTATGGTATGATAGATTTTTTCAGAGATACTTTAATTTCTATAGATGATAGTACTGCTGATGGTTACGTTGTAGGAGGATATGATATACATAATTCACAATATGTTGTTTCAATGCAACAAAACCCAGTAACTCAAAGAACCGGAAACTCTACTACATTATCTTTTGATGAAAAAGTATCTGGATGGGTTAGCTTTTTTACTTATAAGCCAGAACAAATATTTAGTTTAAGAAATGTTTTTTGGAGCGCTAAAGACGGTGGTTTATTTAAACACTACTCAAGAAATAGTCTTGGAGAACCTTCTGTACCAAGAGGTACTTTTTACGGTATTACATCTGATAGTTCTATTAGTTTTGTTGTTAATCAAAACCCAGGAAACTCTAAGTCTTTTCAAGCTATCAGCTATGAAGGTAGTAGTGGATGGGAAATGGATTCTTTTGTTTCCGATAGAACAGGTGAATTACTTGTAGGAGCTACGTGGACAACTGCTTCAAATTCTATAACTTTTGATAATACATCTGGAGTTAAAAGCTATTACGAAGGAGAATATGTAGTATCTAATTTAAATGTATTAGTTTCATTAGCGCAAGCAACTCCAACAACTGTAACACTAAACCCAAGTCAAAGCGATGGATCAGTGTTTTTAATACCTGTAGGTGGTGTTGTAACTGGTGATGGAGTTCCAGCTGGAACAACTGTAGTTAGTTTTGATACTGCAACAAATGTATTAACTGTAAATCAAGCTATAGTTGTTCAGCAATATGATTATTTAAACATATCTTTATCTGTTGCTAAAGCTAATTATCTTGCTGTTTATGGAATTTCTAATCCACCTTTAAATAGATATCAAGCTGGATTTGATAGAAAAGAAAATAAATATGTTGCAAATCTTATAAACGATTCTGTTGTTTCAGAAAGAGAAATAAATTTTGGTGATCAAATATCAGGCGTAAAAGGTTTTTATGCTAATGTTACTTTTTCAACAGATGCAACAACAGATCCAGGTGGTGAAAAGCAATTATTTTCAGTAGGAACAACTTATATTTTTAATAACGGTTATTAATGGATAAGTTAAGTAATTACACTAAAAGACTAGAGGATTTTCAAAACATTTTAATAGCTAATAAAAACGATAGCACTGTGTTTGGAGATGGGAAAAACTTAGTTAATAATGATGTTTTTAAAATAGAAAATAACTTTTCAGATCAACTTTATATGCGTAAACTAACTATGCCTAAAGACTGTGTTATTGTTAGCGCTATGCATCATACAGAGCATTTTTGGTTTTTAATGAAAGGTAAGATAATAGTTACAACAAACGGGGAAGACGTGGAGCATATAGCACCTTGCTATGAAAAATCAATAAAAGGCGCTAAAAGACTTATAAGGTCTTTAGAAGACTCTGTTTTTATAAACGTGCACAAAAACCCTACGAACACCAAAGACATGAAACAAGTAGAAGAATCATTGTATTCTATAACTATAGAAGAATATACTAAAAAAGAAAAACTATGGCAGGAATAGTAACGGCAGCAATAATTGGAGGCGTTGGAGCAATAGCTGGAGGTATCATTGGCGGAAACGCGGCTAAAAAAGAAAGAAGAAGAGCTGAAAGAGAGAAAGCAAGACTGCAGGCTAAAATGGCTATGCTAGAAGCCAATAGACAAGATGTAATAAATCCTTACGAAGGTATTCAAAGTCTTGCAAGTATGATAAGTAATCCTATGGCTCAATTATCTGTAGCAACAAAGGCAGCTGAAATACAGATAGAAGAGGCTGATATATCTTTAGCTAACACATTAGACACTTTAAGAGCTACTGGTGCGAGTGCTGGTGGTGCGACTGCTTTAGCAAATGCAGCTTTAAGATCTAAAAGAGGTGTTGCAGCTAGTATAGAACAACAAGAAAAATCTAACGAAGATAAAAGAGCAGCTGGAGAACAAAGAGCTCAACAGCAAAGAATGTCTGAACAGCAAAGACTGCAGCAAGCTGATGTTGCTGGTAGATCATTCGTGTATAGTGAAAACGAAAAAAGAGAAATGGGTCAATTAAATAGAATTGCTGGTCAATTAGGAATGGCTGAATCAGTTAGAGCGCAGTCGCAGGCTGATGAAACTAGTGCCACGCTTGGTATGATTAGTGGAGTTACTAATGCTGTTGGAGGAGCCGCTTCAGGTGGTGCATTTGGTTAATATAAAAAAACATGGAAAACAAAAACTTACTTCAAAACCTTTACTTAAAGCAGTTCAATCAAAGTAATGCTATTGCTTATAGTGAAGAGTTTGTTTCAAGCACTAGTGATTATAATTTTCAATTACTAGACAACGCTTATAGAAACACAGGTAAAATATATGCTAAAATAAAAATGGCTATTGAAAACAATAAGTGTACATCAGAACATTGTGCATTAGAACTAGCTCAATTAAAGCAGCTAGAACAAGCGCCTCAAGTATCTTTAGATTTTTTATCTTCAATTGTCAGTGAACTTAGCACTACTGAAGAGCCTAATTTTGATTTAAACAATAATTATAAATATACGGCCGCTAATAGCTTAATGAGTGGTAAACCTGGTTTTTCTAAAACTGACGGCTATAATGCTTATTTAGATTTATTGCCTGATGGTTCCCAACAAATAACATTTATAGGACCTGCTTTTGAAAATCCTTTAGTTATCAACAACTCTTCACTAGCTGCAATACTTAAAGCTAATACATCACTAATTGCTTCAACACCTGATATAAATAAAGACATGCTAAGGCTGTTAACTGAAATAGGTTTATTTTCCCCTGAAATGGTTGGAGAAGACGGAGAATTATTAGCAACAGCTAAAATTAGCGAAGAATATGTGATGATGAATCCAGATGGTTCATTTGACTACGAGATTGTAGACATAGGAAATGGCAAGGGTAGAAACGTGCTTAAGTACGACTTAGAAAAAATAGAAAAAAAGGTTACTCCGTTTATAAACGCCGAGGTTGCTGGTTTAATGGACTCTGAGCAAGAAGCCGTTGCTGCTTGGAACGTTTATATATCTAAAGACACAAGTGTCGAAGAGGACGCTCAGATGGCTCAGGACGCTAACGCTGGAGCATCAAGCTGGAGTTACGAAGAAGATCTACCATTACAACAAGACAAAAAAGTTTTATTTGAATCAAAATACAAAGAATACTTTATGAATAATTATCTATTGAAATTTGCTAGTAACCAAACTCCAACAGTTAAGGAAGATGCAGCTGTGTTTGATTTAGCAGAAGCTAAAAAAGCAAAGGCTCAGAAATTTTTAGATGATAACGACTTAAATTAAATTAAATGAACGAATTACAAGAATACACAGCATCTATTCCAGATTCAAACCCTAATAAAGCCGAGCTTATTAGACAATGGAAAATAGAAAACAAGTGGGGTCAGCAAGAAGTTGAAGAAGTAATTGAAACTCCTATTGAAGAAGTAAAGACAAACGGTGCTGCGGAAACAGATGCGGCTGTAGTACCGACACCGGTAGCATCCGAGAGTTCAAGTTCTGGAAGTGGAGAATCAGCATCTCAAGAGCCTAGATTTTTTGGCTTTGGCATGACTGATAAAGAAATGGATAAAGCTAGAGAGTCACAAATCAAATACGCAAAATACACAGCTGTAGCGCAACCAGGTGAATCTATATCTGTCGATGAATTTGATTATAAATACGATATAAACGACGAAGGAAAAAGTGTTTATTCCTACAAGCCAAAAGGTTCTGAAGAATGGAAACAACATGAAATGGGTTCGACAGGGGAATATGCTATTGCCTCTGAATTTGGTCATTCTGATTTTAACAAAGAAAAGTTTTTTAAACAAAAACAAAAACAAGAACAGGTTTATAAAGATTTTAACATAGGTGACTACTTGAATGTTACTGAGGACCAAGTTAATAGTGTTTCTAAGTTTAATCCAGACGACATTAAAGGCGAAACAAAAAGTGGTGAATTTTTAAATAGAAAAGAGTTATTTTTTAAAAATAGAGCTCAGTCTAGATTTACTCCAGACGACGAGTTCGTTGACGACAGCTTTGAAGATAAAGCTATAAAAAAACACCAAAAACGAACCCTGGATTCAAAACTAACAGACTATATAGTTACTGAAGATTTAAACAAAAGTAAGCGACATGTTGAGTTTAAAGATCAACCTTACACTGGTAAATATAAAGAGGATTTTAGGGAAGATGCTGCTATTTCCAAAGTAAATTATGATTATAAGTCAGATTTATTAAAAAGCATCAACGGCTTTGATTATGACGATTTCCTAGGCTACATGAATTCTAAAGGTTATAGTAACGATTATTTAGATGCTATTGAGAACCCAAACCAAGGATATGGTATAGTGCAAACCTCTATTAGACAGAATATTGATTCTGAAGAAAACCCTGACACAGCAAAGTCTTTGCAGGGTGAGTTGAAAAACTCTATTATTAACCAACAGAGATCACAAGAAAGGTATCTAGACTTATACATTGAAGAGCAAGAAGCTGATTATTTAAAAAAGCTATATTCTAGTTACATCAAGAAAAACCCTGAAGAGTTTAAAGATGTAGAAAGCGTAGACAAGGCTTTATTAAAAGCTAAAAATTACTTTGACAACAAATATGGTAAAAATAGTTATGGCTTGTATAACTACAACAGTATAAAAGAGTATAAGGATTTAGCTTTTCCAGAGTTATCTATATCTAAAATTCAAGATCAAGCAGAAAGAGACCAAACTATAAACAAAATAAAATCACAAGAAAACTTAAACGGAGACTTGTATTTAGCTGCTAAGAAAGCATCAAGAGGATATATGAGTGGAGCTGAGGAAATAGCTTTTGGTATTAAAGACCTATTAGGTATAGACAACACTTACGGAAGAAGTGTAAAGCAAGAAAGAGACATATCTAGAGAGACTGAAGATGTTAGGTATCAGTTTGTAACAGGAAAAGAAGCGGAAGTAGATGGTATTACATATATAAAAGACGAAGCTGGAGCTATTTACGATGTTACAAATAAAGTAATACTAGGTACCGTTAGTGAAGGTGAGTTTGAAAAAATAAACAAATCTTTAGATGAAAGTGAAAAAACAGGATCTTCTTTTAGCGGTATGGGATCTCTTCAAGAGTTCGCGGGTGTTTCAGGTAGAATGGCTTATGATGTAATAGGCACTTCTTTAACGGGCGGTGCTTCTAAAGCTTTAGGTATCACAAAACTAGCTTCTGCAATAAGAATACCAGCAGCGTCAGTTGGAGCAATGGGTTACTACGGTGCTAGCGGTTATTTTGGAACAAAGCAAAACACTTACGATCAATTTATAGAGGCTGGTATAAATTCCAGTGATGCTGACGAAATGTCAGATTTAGCTGCAAGATATGGAGCTGCTATATATTCTATAACAAGCGTTTTGTCCCCAAATAGTAAATATGTAGATAACTTAAATAAAAACTTGTTTGGAACGGCTAGCTCTAGTAGTTTAATTAAAAACGCTATAAAAGGTTATAGCAAAAAAGGCGTATCAGGAGCTGGATTTAATATATTCAATTCACTAAAAAGATTGAAACCTACAAAGCAAGGAGCTGTGAATGTAGTTGCTGATGGAGTTTTTGAGGTTGCTCAAGAGTTCACTCAACAAGGTATTGAGGTTTATGGTTTAAATTCTTATTTAAACAGTATAGCTGGCAAAGATGTCTTACAGCAAGACATGACAATGCAAGACTCTATAAACTTAGCTATGACCTCTTTTGGTTCAGGTTCTGCTTTTGCTAATTTAAACTTTAGAGGGCTTGGACCTAGAAGAGCTGAGCAACAATTACAAAGCCTTTACCAAATAAGTTTAGATTTAGATGGCTCTAAAGAAATAATGAATCAAATGGTTGCTAAAGGAGACGTTACTCAAGAGCAAGTTTCTAAGGTACTCTCAGACGTTAGAGCTGTTAATAACCAAATGAGTAACATACCAAACAGCGTTAGTTCAGAAACTCAACTTGAATCAGCTATAATACTTCAAGAAATTGCAGATCTTCAAAACAGAAAGAAAAACATGGACGAGGCTTTCCATGAAAATATTGATATAAAAATAGAAAACAAAAGAGAGGCTCTGGCTGAAATAGTAAAACCAGAACTTGAAAAATCTATTTCCAGAAAAGGATCAAAAGCTAAAGCTGCTGAAATGGATGTTGAGTTTCTTCCTTTTGGTAGTCAAGAAAAAATAGACGTCAAAAAAGCAGAAATTATAGCTAAAGGAGGAAAAGTTATAGAAGACGTAGGTTATGGTCAATCTTTAGAATTTAAAGAAGATGGCGTGACAAAGAAAGTTATATTGATAAACGATCAAGTGTCTGCAGAAGACAACGTTTATACGAGTGGTAAACATGAAACATTGCATCCTTTTTGGGAGCAAGCTCTTAAAGGAAATCCAGAACTTGCTATTAAGTTTGGTAAATCTTTAATGCTAGAGTTTCTTAACAACAAAGAAATAAGTGGAGGAGCTAAGTTTTTAAGCAAATTTCAGTCATACGTTAATGACTCAAAGTATTCAGCAGAAGACACTTGGTCTGAAGTTATACCTTTAATGAGTGAATACCTTTCTAGCGGCGATATTCAATACAACCCAAAGCAAGAGGCTTGGTATAAAAACATAGGCAAAAAAATATCGAACTTCTTAAAAAACCCAACAAACAAACAACCTTTAAATTTAAGATTTGACACTGGAAAAGATGTTTTTGATTTTATAGTAGCTTACAATAAGTCTACTGACGCTGGTAAAGGCTGGTCAGCAGCTGAAAACAAGGTAAGATTAGAAGGAGCTAAGGGAGCGATTGTTGATGATGATTTAGAAGTCAATAACACTTATGTAGTTCAAGAGGGAGAAACTATAGAAGATGTAGCTGAAAAATTCCCAGACATAACGCTAAAGCAGCTTAAGCAGTTAAACAAGACAGGAGGTCAAGACCTAGAGGCGGGAACTGAATTGATTATTTCAGCAGAAAAAAATCTTGTTAGTAATATAGACTTAGAGTTAAACAAACAAACTAAAAATAAAGACTCAGATGGCTCGGCTAAAGCTAGTAAGAGAGTATATCAAGAAGTTGAATCTATGAAGCTAGATCTTCTTGATCCTAAAAAAAAGAAAGATGCTACAATTATGGCCGCGTATTCTTTAGTTGATGAAGCTAAAAGACGTATGCGTAACATAAACCTAAGCGAAGACGTTATTGACGATATAGCTAGAACTTTTGCTTTAGATGAAAAAAGAGGATTAGTTGGCTTAATAGATAAATGGACACCAGATCGAAACGATAGTGTCATGGGTTATTTGAATGCAAAGTCTGCTTCTGGTAGAAGCTTGTTTGATGCTAGATTACAAGAGTTTTACGAAGCTGATCCTAGGTATAATGAAATTATTCAATCTGAATCGCAAGAAGGTGTTACTGAAAAAATGCAACGCCAAACAGCTACAGAGCAAGACGTTGAAGTACCTACAAAACCTGTTACTAGAAAAATAAAACCAAGCTCGTTTATTTCAAACGAAGCTGTAACTAAAATTAAAGAGCAAGTACAAGAGAAGATTAAAGGCATCGATCCTAAAAATCTAACATTTAAAAAACTTGGTGACTTAGCTCCTGAAATTATTGCAGCTGAAATTGGTATAGAAAAAGTTAAAAAATTAACTAGTCCAACAGCTAATCTATCAAAAGGTGATGCTACAGCTATTCAGCAATTTGTCAATAAGAACGCAGATAAATTATTAAAGATATTACCAGAAGGGGCAGTTGTAGAAGCTGCAACAGAGAAGCTCTTAGGTACGTCTACTGGCGTGCCAAAAAGCCTACTTAATGCTTTTTATACTAAACAAGCTAGATTAGGTAAAGGCGCTGGACTTGCTCCGTTTAAATTAAACAAAGGAATTAGTAAAGCTGATTTCTTAGAAGCGTTTGGAATTGTTGAAGGTAAGAAAGCTAAAGGATTTGACGCTAGATCACCACAAGCTCAGGCGTTAAAAGGTATCGCTAGTTTATACGGTAAGTTAGTTACAAATGAAATTGTAAGATCTGACACAGATTTAAGCTTAGAAGTTAAGCAAGATGTTGCAGCAGGCAAGAATAAAGCTATGGCTAGTAAAAGACTTTTAGCAGAAGCAAATATAAAACCAGGTTTGGTAGATGAGTTTTTGAAAGCTACTAGCTCTAAAGGTTTTAACGATATACTAGAAGCTAAGTTAAAAGACGAAAGTATTAAGCAACCTTGGAAAAGCGCAGCTACCGAATACTTTAAAGAAAATCCTGTAGAGGGTTTAGACACACCAGCTATAAAACAGGTTATTAAAGAAGTATCTAATGTGTTTAGCATGCAGCGAGAAGAAGTTGCTATTAAAAGGTTTTCAGATAAAAACTTTAAAGAAATAAAGAATATTATAGATGAGAGCTTAGCTTCAGATCTAACCAAGGGTTATGATTACAACACCGTTGACTTAGTAGTCGGTGATAAGGTTTACAGAGCTGACGAGTTTAGTTTAGAAGGTTTAAACAAACTTAGAACTGCCTTCAAAGTTCTTGCTGATGAAATGATAAAAAAGGGCTATACTAAGCAGCAATTAAAAAGTATGTTTTTTGGACCATTTGCTAAGCCAGCTAATATTGGAGGTTTTTTGATAGGAACACAACCTAATTCTTTTGTTTTAGAAAAAGAAAATATTGGTGAAATAAAAAGAGACTATAAAGGAACTCGTAAATCTAGAGGCGCTATAATGACCGGCGTGCCTGATTTAATGGAAAATTTTTTATCTGAAGCGCCTGACGGTCCAGCTATACCTTTGAGAGCAGATACGTATCAAAAAAATTGGTGGACAAATCCTAAAGGTGTTTTTAATAAAAAAACGCAAAAACAAAAGTTTGAATTTATTGAGGAGCTTTATGAACAGGGTAACAAAACTAAAAAAGAGCTTATAGATCTTGTAAATATTATAAGTGAATTACAAGTTGATCCTGCGTCTAAAAGATTTTTAATTACTCAACTATTCGCTGATATGGCGGCTATAGGTAAGCGTGCTTCTGGAACTAGATATGTATTAACAGACGTTGATGGTAAAATGTTTAGCTTTAAAGAGCTTGAAGATTTAGGCTTAACAAAACCTGGAGGTGATAAAGGTGTTTTTGAGCATACTAAACCAGCAAACAGAGTAGCTGTGGCTGCTTACGCTTACGCAAGAACTGGGGATGCTAAAGCTAAACAAGAGTTTTTAAATGAATTAGAAACTTTTGACTCTGCTTTAATAACAGAGCAAATGGACGATATGCTTAGAAATTTAAAGCTACAGTCTAAGATGGGTATAGATTACAAGTCTACAGATAACCCAATGGTAACTAGATATAGAGAGATGGTTTCTGATTTATCAGAGCAAGGTGTATTTTTCTATGACATAAAAACTAAAAAACAAATAACTCCTCTTGAAGCTTTAAGTGATGGTTTAGTAGAATTAGAAGCTGACGATGTTAAGTCTATAAAAGAATACAAAGAAGAGGTTAAAGTAAAATCAGAGCTAGTTCCTGGTAAAGTTATGGCTTCAAAACGTGATAGTAAAATCATACCTGATGCTATAAAATACAACAGACCTATTAGTGTTAAAACAGCTATAAATGCTTTAGAAAAAACTGATAAGTCTTTGGAACTTGCTAGAAAACTAGATCAACCTGTCAAGAAGATTAGAGTATTTGATTTTGATGATACATTGGCTAGAACTAAAAGTAACGTATTGTATACAATGCCTGATGGAACTACTGGTAAAATAGATGCTGCTACATTTGCTAAAGAAGCAGCTAATATGGAAGCTGAAGGAGCTCAATGGGATTTCTCTGAGTTCAGCAAAGTAATGCAAGGAAGTAAAGGACCACTATTGGATGTAGCTAAAATCATAGCGGACAAACGTGGAACTAAAGATGTATTTGTTTTAACGGCAAGACCTGCAGATGCAGCTGGACCAATTAAAGAATTTTTAGCTAGTATGGGATTAGATATTCCACTTGCTAACATAACTGGTTTAGGTGATGGAACTCCACAGGCTAAAGCTGGGTGGATTATGGGTAAAGCAGCTGAAGGTTATAACGACTTTTATTTTGCAGATGATCATACAGGAAACGTTAAAGCGGTTAAAAATGTACTTAGTCAAATAGATGTTAAGTCTAAAGTTCAATTAGCAAAAGCTAGTAAAAGACAAACCTTTGATACTATTGTAAACGATATGATCGAGGATTCATCTGGTATTGAAACTTATAAAAAGTATTCTGCAGCTAGAGCTAAAACAGTTGGTGCAAGCAAAGGTAAATATGCTTTTCTTATTCCACCATCTGCTGAAGACTTTACAGGTTTACTATATAAAATGATAGGTAAAGGTAAAAAAGGAGACGCTCAAATGGCTTTCTTAAAAACAAACTTGCTCGATACTTACAATAGAGCTGAGTCTGCAGTTACGCAAGCTAAGATATCTGCTGCAAATGATTTTGTAGCTTTAAAAACAAAACTAAAAACACTACCTAAGACTTTAAGTAAAGAAACTGGTATTGGTAAATTTACTTACTCTCACGCAGTGCGCGTTGCCGCTTGGACTAAGCAAGGTATGGATATACCAGGTTTATCTAAAAGAGATATTAAAGAATTAAATGATTTTGTAAACAAAGACGCTAAGCTAAGAGTGTTTACTGACGAGCTTATTAAAATACAAAAAGGTAAAGAATATC